AAGCACTCATCAATCCGAATATTGTGTAGAGTTAGTAAGTGAAATGCACTTTAATTCAGACGAACCTAGTTTAGATACCGGGGTTTATTCAGAAGGAAGCCTTGCTTTCTTTGACGTTGAAGTGTTTCCTAATTTAGTTCTTGTAAGTTGGAAAATAGAAGGAGAAGAAAATAAATGTGTTCATATGATAAATCCAGCTTCAAGAGACGTCGAAGAACTCTTCAAGATGAAGTTAGTAGGTTTTAATTGCCGACGCTATGATAATCATATCCTATATGCTATTTATATAGGATATACAGTTGAAGAAACGTTTTGCTTAAGCCAGCGGATAATAGGTGACAGCCGAAACGGATTGTTTGGTGAAGCCTATAATATCAGTTATGCTGATGTTTATGATTTTAGTAGCGTTAAGCAATCTCTAAAGAAATTCGAAATTGAACTGGGAATACATCATCAAGAATTAGGTCTGCCTTTTGATCAGCCAGTAAAGGATATTGATCTTCAAAAGATTATAGAATATTGTGACAATGATGTTATAGCCACAGAAGCCACGTTTAATGCTCGTAAGCAAGATTTTGTAGCAAGACAAATTCTTGCTGACATGAGCGGTTTGAAAGTAAACGACTCAACGCAGACTCACACTGCAAAGATCATATTTGGAAATGATCAAAATCCAAAAGAAAAATTTGTCTATACAAATCTTAGTGAAACCTTTCCTGGGTATGTTTTCGAAAATGGAAAGAGCTTTTATCGTGGCGAGGAAGTAGGAGAAGGAGGGCACGTTTATGCTGAGCCAGGTTATTATGAAGATGTTGCTCTATTGGATGTGGCTTCTATGCATCCTAGGTCCATCGAAATCTTGCAAATGTTCGGTCCATATACCGCAAATTTCTCTAGGCTTAAAGCCGCACGTTTGGCTCTTAAACGTAAAGATAGAAATGCAGCTATTGCCGAACTCGGAGAATCCTTCCAAAAGTACCTTGGAAGTGATCGAGACGCGGACAACCTTGCCTATGCTCTAAAGATCATTATTGTAAGTGTCTATGGCTTCACATCTGCAAGATTTGCCAGCAAATTCAAAGATCCAAGAAATGTTGATAATATAGTAGCAAAACGAGGCGCCTTATTTATGATCGACTTGAAGTATGCAGTTCAGGAAAAAGGTTTTATAGTCGCTCATATAAAGACAGACTCTATCAAAATTCCAAACGCAACAAAGGAAATAATAGACTTTGTTTTCCAGTTTGGAAAGAGCTATGGTTATGACTTTGAACACGAAGCTACATATAGTAAATTTTGTTTAGTGAACGACGCCGTTTACATAGCATCAAGTAAAAAGGGTTGGGTAGCAGTTGGAGCACAATTTGCTCAACCTTATGTCTTTAAGAAACTGTTTACTAAAGAACCGATAGTCTTTTCTGATCTATGCGAAACTAAAACCGTCACAACAGCACTATATTTAGACATGAACGAGGATCTTCCAGAAAACGAACATAACTATGTATTTATTGGAAAAGCTGGGTCTTTCTGCCCAGTAAAACCTGGTAGCGGCGGAGGCCTTCTTATGAGAGAAAAGGAAGGTAAATACTATGCTGCTACTGGGACAAAAGGTTATAGATGGATGGAGGCCGAGATTGTAAAGAATGAAAAAATTGTTGATATTCGATATCATGAAAATCTTGTGGAAGAAGCTCTAACTACAATTTCAAAATTCACAGATCCAAGTGAGTTTATATCTTAAAGGAGAAAAAGATGGTGCCACAAAAAGCAATAAGAAACTTAGTTATCGAGAATGCGAAAATTCGCTTTCGCAATTTCGAGGGAAAAGAAGGCGAATACAACGCAAAAGGCAAACGCAACTTCTGCGTTTTTCTCGATCAACCCGATGCTATCCGTCTAAAAGATGATGGATGGAACATAAAATGGTTAAAGCCTCGAGATCCGGAAGAAGATCCCCAAGCGTATCTTCCTGTCAGTCTTTCTTTCGATTTCTATCCCCCAAAGATTATTCTCATCCAGAATGGTATGAAAACAACCATAACTGAGAAATCCGTAAAAGGGCTCGACTGGGCCGAGATTAAGAGTGTCGATTTAACTATTCGGCCTTACAGCTGGGACGTGTCCGGAAAGAAAGGAATAAAAGCCTATCTTAACACCATGTATGTTACCGTTGTCGAAGACGAATTCGCAGCTAAGTATGTTGATGTTCCCGATAATGTGGCTGGTATTGGCGATGACCAGCCTCCCTGGGAAGAGTAATGTCGGATTTGTTTGAGTATCAGAAAGTCGCTGCAGACCAGTTAAAAACCGGCTCCATCTTATGTGGTGGAGTCGGTTCTGGTAAAACGCTAACTTCTGTATATTATTACTTCCTAAACGAATCTCCTAAAGATTTATACGTAATAACCACCGCACAGAAGAGAGACACACTTGACTGGGAACGCGAGTGTGCTAATTTCTCCATATCAAGAATTAGAGAAGATAGCGTTAATGGTGCTTCTTTAACGGTCGATTCTTGGAACAACATTAAAAAGTATGTTGATGTGGAAAATGCTTTCTTTATTTTCGATGAGCAAAGAGTTATAGGATCTGGTTCATGGACAAAGTCCTTTTATAAAATAGCAAAGAAAAACAACTGGATACTTCTTAGTGCTACTCCTGGTGATACTTGGTTAGACTATATTCCAGTTTTCATTGCTAATGGGTTCTATAAGAACAGAACAGAATTTATAAGAGAGCATGTTATCTTTAATAATTTCACGAAATTCCCAAAAATCGATCATTATATAGGAGAAGGAAAGCTTATAAAATTAAAGAAAAAAATAACAGTTCCTATGGCTTATAAGAATAGCACCTTACAAATTCATAAAACCTTACTTGCTAAGTATAATGAAGAATTGTTTAATTTGGTTATGGTGCAACGTTGGAATCCATATTTAAATCAGCCAGTTAAAGAAATAAGTGAGTATTGTTTTCTTTTGAGAAAGGTTGTAAATAGCGATCCTAGCAGATTGAAAATCGTTCTCGATCTTTTAGAAAAGAATAGAAGACTTATTATCTTCTATAATTTTAACTATGAATTGGATATCCTGCGTCGATTAAAAGATACTGTTGAAATAGCGGAGCATAACGGCCACAAGCATGAAGGGGTTCCAAAAACAGAAAGTTGGGTCTATCTTGTTCAATACACATCTGGCTCAGAAGGATGGAATTGTATAGAAACTAACACTCTTGTTTTCTATTCTCAAAACTATTCCTACAGAACAATGACACAAGCTGCTGGTAGAATAGATAGATTGAATACGCCATTTAGTACCTTATATTACTATCATATAAGGTCAGCATCAAAAATAGACAATGCTATAATGAAAGCGCTGTCTAACAAAAAGAATTTTAATGAGTCTAAATTTTTTAAAGGAGAAAAATGAGAACTCAGATTCAGATAGACAATTTAAGGAATGTTCTTTGTCGTCTTATTGGATTCTATGCATTCTATTTGAAAGATGAAGAAATTGACGCATGGGGAGATAAATTTCAAAAACTACTAGATGAAAGTTTAACATGGGGAATTAAAATAAAGATAGAAGAATCCAAAGATAAGATGTGGTATGAAGTTCCTTTCGAGCCAAAGCAGATTTTATGTGATTTCAGTACAATCTCAAAGAAAGCTTATAGTTTGATGGAGAAATATCCAAAGATTCTAGCAATTGCTGTTGTAAACATGGATAGTTTTGAGCAACACGTTTTTACTAAAGGCGACACTTTTTAAGTCGCGCCAAAAACATGTGCTATTATAGAGAGGAAACGCACTAGTAGTTTCTTCTCTTTTTTCAGGAGTTAACTATGGGCGAAAGTTCTTTTGAAGCAGAGTTAATTAAAGACATTAGAGATCTCTTCCCTGGTTGTATCATTTTAAAAAATGACGCTAATTATCTCCAGGGATTTCCAGATCGTTTAATTCTTTATAAAAACAAATGGGCAGTCTTGGAAGTTAAGAGAAGTCAAGAAGCTCCTCATCGAATAAATCAAGACTACTACATTCGATTAACAAATAGCATGTCTTATGGCAGTTTCGTCTACCCAGAAAATAGAGAAAGGGTTTTAAATGAACTTCAAAAAGCATTCGGACCTATTAGGCGAGCACGCCTTTCTTTCAGGAAGTAAATACCACTGGGTTAACTATGACGAAGAAAAGATGGATAGTGCATATTTGAAATACCTTGCTATAGAAAAAGGTATTCAGCTTCATGCTCTAGCAAAAAACCTAATTGAGTTAGGAGTCAAGTTACCTAAAATAAAGAAGGCATTTAATCAGTATGTAAACGATGCCATTGGATATCGAATGACTCCCGAACAAGTTTTGTTCTATTCTTTTAATGCTTTTGGAACGACTGATGCTATTTGTTTTAGAGATGGCTTGCTGAGGATTCATGATCTTAAAACCGGAGTTAGTCCAGTATCCATTAAGCAGTTAGAGATATATACTTCTCTTTTTTGCTTAGAGTACGATAAAGTGCCATCTGAAATAGAAATAGAGCTAAGAATTTATCAAGAAAACAACATAGTTGTTCATTCTCCTTCTTCTGAGGATATCGAGTATGTAATGAACAAAATCATTATTTTCGATAAGAAAATAGAGAAGCTTAAGATGGAGGAAAACAATGGATAAGCACTTAGCTCATATAGGAACAAAACGGCATTCTGGTAGATATCCTTGGGGATCTGGAGAAGATCCTTATCAGCATGATAGTGATTTCCTAAACAACGTAAATGAAATGCGGGCTAAGGGACTTTCTAAGGAAGAAATAGCAAAAGCTTTAGGAATATCTACTACCGAACTTCAGCCAAGAATAACTATTGAGATTAATAGACTAAAGGCTGCCGATTCTGCTTTTGCTTATAGATTAAAGCAAAAAGGTTGGAGTAATGTAGCAATAGGTAAAAGAATGGGGGGAAGAAACGAATCCTCAGTTAGAGCTTTACTAAAGCCATCAGCTCTTGAAAAAGTAAAAGTTCTCGAGGCAACAGCCGCTATGCTACAAGACAACGTCGATAGAAAAGGTTTTATCGATGTCGGAATTGGCGTTGAAGTTAAGTTAGGGATGGCTAGAACAAAGTTAGATGTGGCTATAGCTATGCTTAAAGAAAAAGGATACGAAGTTCATAACGTAGCCATAGAACAAATGGGAACAGGAAATTATACATGGACAAAAGTTTTATGTCCTCCCGGTACAACCAAAAGGGATGTTTCTAAAAATCGAGGAGAAATAAAGCTTATCGATAGTTACACAGAAGATGGTGGAGTTACTTATAAGCCTATTAAACCTCCTGTTAATTTAGATAGTAGTCGCGTACTTGTCCGGTATAAAGAAGATGGTGGCGGAAACAAAGATGGTGTTATAGAAATTAGAAGAGGCGTTGATGACCTTTCTTTAGGCGGAAAAAACTATTATCAAGTAAGAGTAGCAGTAGATGGCACCCATTATATGAAGGGAATGGCTATATAC